TCTCTTGATATTTCAACCCAAGTTGAAATTTTAAATCTTCTACAAGAGTTAAAAAAATCTTATTCTCTATCATATATTTTTGTAACACATGACTTATTGACACTAACTTATATTTGTGATAGTGTAATATTTTTTAAAGAAGGAAGAATAGTAGAAAAAGTAGATCGCTTAGAAAAATTGTGTGAAGTAAAAGACGATTATTCAAAAGCATTGCTTGATGCAGTAATAGAATTTTAAAATATATTAAGGATTAATTTTATTTAAGATTAGTCCTTTTTTATTTTTTTAAATTAAAAATAAAGCTAAAAGAACTATAAAAATACATAGAAATCTGATAAAATAAAAATATAAATTTAATATGAGGAGGTAAATTTATGGATGTAAAAAGAGAAGAAAAAATTTTAGAATTAGTTAATATATTAAAAAATACAAAGTATTTAGTTTTCTTTGGAGGAGCAGGAACTTCAACTGAAATTACTTCAATAAACTACCAAAATAAAAAGAGAGCCTAAGCTCCCATTTTAATAATGTTTATAACTTTATCCATAGTGTCAGCAAAGTTAGTATTTAAAACTAATGATGCCTCACTATCATATTGAGTATTTTCATTATTGATTATCACTAGATTTTTACCTTTAAAATATCTTAAATAATAAGCAGCAGGATACACTGTTAAACTTGTTCCTGCAACGATTAAAGTGTCTGCTTGTTCCAATTGATAAATAGCTTCATTAACTACAGCTTGGTTTAAATTTTCACCATATAAAGTAACATCAGGTCTAACTATACCACCACATTCACAAGAAAAATTATTGTCAGCTGTTTTTCCACACTCTAAACAATACCATCTTTTTAAACTTCCATGTAGTTCTAAAACATTTTTATTACCTGCCATTTGATGTAAATCATCTATATTTTGAGTAATAACAGCTTTTAAAAGTCCAATTCTTTCTAACTCAGCCAAAGCTAAATGTCCCTTATTAGGTTTTATTCCATTAATATTTAATTCATTTTCAACATACTCCATAAAAATATTTCTGTGAGAATAAAAGAAGTCTGAACTTAATACTTCTTCTGGTCTGTATTTTCCTTTGTATAAAGTGCTATATAAACCATCTTTCCCCCTGAAACTTTTTAATCCACTGTCTGTTGAAACTCCTGCTCCTGTGAAGAAAACAAGATATTTAGAATTTTTTATAATATCAGCTAGTTTTTGAATTTTATTTTCCATTTTTATCACCTCTTTTAAAAAAGTATAACATACTAACAAAAAAAAGCAACTCTATAAAAGTTGCTTTTTAATAGAATAAAATTGAAATTTTTAATGGGTAAAAGGATATTACTCTAATTTCTTTTATTATCATTTTTAAAATTTTTCTTGTTTCTATAACATCTTCTTCATCATAATTTTCTATAATAAATTTCAATTTTTCTAATACTTTAATGTCATTATTTCTAGGAATATTCAAAGTATTTTCAAATTCTATTTTTTTTTCTTTTGCAATTTGAATTCTAGTATTAAGATCTTTAAATTTATTTTCCAATTCATCTTCACTGATATAGCTTTTTTGAAATAAATTTATTATTCTTTCTCTTTCATTTTCTAGTAATTTTAAATTATTTTCAAGTTTTAATAATTTTTTTTCACTTTTCTCAATATCATTAGAATTATAATTATTCAAATCTTCTAATTCTTTTGAATTTAGAATCATTTCTTTAATAGTTTTATCCATAATTCTAGCTGAGAAGGATTTTTTATGTTTCCTATTTTTACAGGAATAAGAGTAATAAACATAGTTAGTATTATCTTTATAAGTTCTATTTCTCTTTTGCTGATACATTTTATCTCCACATTCACAATAAATCATAGATGAAAAAAGTAAATGAGGTTTATAATCTCCATAAGCAGCTCTTGATTTTATATTTTTCTCTCTGATAGATTGACAAAATTCAAATAATTCAAGAGGAACAATTGGCTCATGAAGCCCTTTATACCATTTTATATCTTTTTTGCTTACTTGGATTCTTTTCTTTTGATTTAGCTCTTGTATGTACTTTCTAAAAGGAACATAACCAATATAAATTTTATTATCAATAATATCAACTATATCCATTCTTGTTTTATTAAATATTCTAGCAGTTTCAGTTAAATTGAAATTTTTAGCATATGTTTCAAAAATACTAAGTATATAAGGAGCCTTTTCAGGATCAGGAATAATCATTTTATTTTTTCCTCTAATGTAGCCAGTTGCAGGTCTACCATGAACAAAATATCCTGCTTTCGTTTTTTCTTCCAAATTACTTTTTATTCTTAAAGACATTTGCTTTAAATCTTCAGTACCCCAGGCTAAGAATATAGAAAGCGTCATAAAATCTTTTAAGTATGGCTGTGAAATACTGTCAAAAGTAATTTTATATAATTCTAACTCTTCAAAAAACTTCATTCCTGTTGAAATTTTTCTTGCTATTCTTGAAATTTCCCAAAAAACTATTTTAGTATATATTTTCTTACTAATAGCTTCAAAAAGTTCATTAAACTCTTTTCTGTCATCTATTCTTCCACTTTCAATATCTTGATAAACTTTTAAGACTTCATAACCTTTTTCTTTGCAGTAGTCTAAACATTTTTTTAATTGAAGATTAAGGGAGCTATCACTCCCTTTATCTCTAGTTTGTTCTTTTTTTGATACTCTAATATAAATGGCAACTTTTTCCATTTATGAAGCCTTTTTCTTTAAAATTAATTTATTGTAAAGTTCTTCAATTTGCTCTACTACTGCTCTTTTTATTATATTTATTTCTTCGTTTTTTACTGGTTTATTAGTTTCCATAGTTTGCTCCTTTCAATTAATATACTGATAAGATTGTGGAGCTTTCTCCATTCCAAAATCTTTTAACTCTAGTTCTTTTTTATACTTAATAACCTTTTTTATTTTTATTGCATAAGCAACTTTTGAATTTTTATAGTATTTAAAGTATTCTTTTTCTGAAATACCTAAATTATTTTTATAAGATTCCCATAAAGATTTAGGAGCTAAAGAAATTATTCTATCTATAATAATTTCTCCAACAACCTTTTTTTCAGGAAAACTTGAGTATATAACAATAGTATCTACAGTCCTTTTAAAAAGTCTTTTTCTAAGTTCAAAAGTTTTAGTTCCAGCAAATATTTGTTCTACAAATTTAGGCTTTATTGGCATTAAAACTTTCATAATCAACCTCTATCTTATTAAATAGACCTTCTCCAATCCTAGAAACAGCTATTTCAATGTATTCCTTTTTAAGTTCTACTCCAACTCCATTTAGATTTAAACTTTTTGCAACTTTTAATGTAGTTCCTGAACCAAGAAATGGATCCAATACTATACCATCAATAGGACATCCAGCTAAAAGACACCTTTTTACTAATTCCTCTGGAAAAATAGCATAGTGTCCTTCTTTTATTCCTTTTGTTGCGATGCTCCAAACTGTCCTCATATTTCTTCCATTCTCATTGTAAATAGTTTTCCAAGGTTTATCTATTCTTTTCATAGCAGTTTTACTTTCTCCAGCTTCTAACATTTTTTTCTTTCCTGTAGGCATAACTCCATCTTTGAAACCATTTAAAGTTTTTTCAGAATATGGTTCATACTGCTTTTTGAAATAGTATTTTTGATTTTTTGTAAAGAAAAATATTTTTTCAAAATCATTTGTGAATCTATCGTTCAAAGACTCAGGGAGAACATTTGGCTTATGCCAAATAATTTCATTTCTTAAAATCCATCCTTGGTCAATCATTTTAATACATAACCTTTCAGGAATCATCATCTTTGATTTTCTTTGAATATTTGTTTTTCTTGGAATAGTCTTAAATGTATTTTCTTTGCCTCTTTTTTTATTGCTTCTTTTAGAAAATTTAGAATTAACATTTGAATAAGTATCACCTATATTAAGAAAAAATGTTCCTGACTTTTTTAGAACTCTATATAATTCATCCATTATAAGCATTAATTTTTCAATATATTCTTCAATGTTTTCTTCTAATCCTATCTGGCCAGAAATATTATAATCTCTAAGTTGCCAATATGGAGGAGATGTTATAATACAATCTATGCTTTCTGTATCTAATGTTTTTAAAACCTTTAAACTATCTCCATTTATTATCTTCATTATTATAGTCAGCTCCTCTCCTTAACTGTTTTTTTAATAAAACCATTAGTATCCTAGTTGCTCATGTAAGTCTGGGTTTTCAAAAATGTTACCAACAATTTCAAAGTCTCCTTCTCTTTCTGAAAGGTGTTCTGTAATATTTTCATAAGAAACACGATAAGTTCCATCTTCATGATCATAGGAAATTAATCCATAAATATCATCTATACCATCATTGAATTTAATTACATCTGCTTCATAAAGCTCTTGACCACCATTGTCTTTTAATCCTGTAAATTGTAAAAGCTCTATATTTTTAAATTCAGCTGTTTTATAATTTTCATTAAATAAATTATCATCTTCTGTGTATCTTATATATTCATAATTAAAATCTATTCCAATAATAGATACCATTTTATTTTCTTTTTTCAACCAAGCCTTCATTTTAAATTCTCTCATTTTATCCTCCTAAGCAGTTTTTATTTTCATAATTTCTCTATCAATCATATCTAAGTATTTTTCTGATAATTTTATTAACTCTTGAACTTCTTTTTTTATATCAAGTTCATTAACTAATTTTTTTATTCTATCTAATTTAAAATTTTTAATGAGCTTATTCCAAGAATAAATTGTATCTGTAAATCCAGCTGGAAGTTTTTGCAATTTATCTTCAAAAGTCATTGGTGCTTTTTCCCAAATAGAATTTGCACAATCTTTAACATGTGCTGTCATTACTTGTCTAGTGTAAAAGTTATCTTCATACTCTATATCTTGCTCCTTAACATCGTCATAGCATTTGTTATAAATATCAGATGTTAAGTTTTTACATCTTCCAATTAGTATCTTGTAGTAAGGATTTAAGTATCCATCTTCTTCATTTTTCCAAACTTTTTGATGATTATTGATTACAATTTCTAATGAAAGCAAGAGAGTCTTTAAACTTAAAGCATCAAGTTCACTTTCAGTAGGTTTTTCTATAAATTTAATTTCTTTCTTTTCATTTATCTTTATTTGTCTTTTCACAGTCTTTTGAGCTTTCCTCATTTTCAACACTCCTTTCTGCTAAAAGAGCAGCTAATGCTAATTTTAAAATATCCATAAAATCACATCCAAGCTTCTAATAGAAGAAAAGGAAAGTTAAGTTTATGTTTCAATTTTTTCCAGAAGCTAATTTCCATACAGTCAACTTTAAATCCTTTTATCTTCTTATTTTTATAAGCTATTACAACAGCCTCATTAAAACTGCTTGCAGTATATTCTCCACCAACTAAGTAAAAGTCTTCTCCAATTTTTCTTATTTCTAGCATCATGTCCTCCTGTATTCTTGACACCACAAATAACTTACTGTAAAATAAAACTGTCTGAGGGCTTTATCAACACGAGCAAGTCACTTGCAGTGCA